CGTTTCCTACATTTTAGCATGGCCCTTTACAGCAAGATAATATCTTTACCCTGTTTAGCTGTTAATTCTGCCATATTAAATCTCCTATCTTAGTCTAAATTCTAAGTTAATCAACGCTCTTTTAAGCGGTGTATTTGTTGTTGTATCGTCCAGCATTTGAATGGTACTTGCTTGTGAATTCAAAGCCCAAGAATAGCCATCTGTGGCACTTATATTCAATGCTTGATTAAATATATTGCTTGCCATTTTTGAAGCTAGTACACGGCCTGCTTTTTCGGCTTTATTCCAAACAGACAGCGAAAGAGTTACTGTGCCTTTGATATCTGTTTTATTTGGTTCATGAATTATCTGAATACTTTCCATTTCAACAAACGGATAGCCCACTTCATTCATTTGCTTATAATCATAAACGGTATACCCCAAAGCTTGTATTCGTTTGAACAATTCATCAAAAATAGATTGGTCTCGAGTTTTAATCATTTGAGTAACCTTTCTAAATCTTTAATGAATACGCCTTTTTGCTCATTATAAGCTGGTTTTACAAAAGGTTGAGCAGATTGAAAACGAGTTCCATATTCAACGTATGCGGAATAATCTGTGTGTGGCCCAGCTTGTCCGCTGGATCCACCTTCTGTCAACTCCATTTTTATGGATCGTTTCATATATCCGGTATCAACTGGAACAAGTTTCTGCATATTCGCTGTCATATTTGAAGTGTTAGACTTTACAACTTGTTGAACATCCTTTAAAGATGCTGCTTTATCCAAATGCTTTACAAGCTGGTCAATCCCTTTTATGGATAAGCTAGATTTCATTGACTTACCTCCTGCAAAATAAAAGTGTTTCTCTTGCTTGGATTGCGGTAAGTCATTAAAGCCCACTTTTTATTATCAAACTCAATGTAATCATATTTTGGCATATTAAAAAGGGGCATCATTCGCATGACTTTTGCCCCTTGTTTAATATCTCCAAAAACTTCTACACTTCTGTCAGTTCCAATATCAGTGATATTTGCACTAAAAACAGTTCTGGTAGGCTCCTTTTCAACCCATTCGCCTAAATCGGGGTCATAATGGGAGTCAGGCGATTCTTTGATAAAAGTAACTTCATCTAAATATCTCAATACAATCTGAACCTCCCAATCTTCTTATCGTCCTCAGTTTCTTTTGATTTTCGCCATGATTCAATTTCATCGGCATACTCGTCAAAATCAGATTCTGAAAAGGTCATGCTTAATCCTTCTTGTGAGTAGGACTGCATGCCTTCTTGACCGATACGATTAAAACGCTTCAAGGAAACGTCCAAAACAACATATTCTAGTTCTGGCGGTACTTCTTTAAGGTCAGAACCAAGAATAAGCAATAAACGTTCACGAGTGCGTTTTTCGATTATTTCCAAGCGCTCATCCGATGAACCGCCCAAAAGCTTTTTTATATCATCAGTGATAGCCATAAGCAACTCCTAATTTAGAAATCAAATCTTCTTTCTTATCGTTTTTTGTATATTCTATCCCTTTAGTTTCAAGAAGCTCTTTTAGCTGATTAACGGTAAGCGTCGTTAGTTCATCATTTTTCACTTGCTTGGTCGCATTTATGTTTTCATATTTATGCAAGTGGCGACTTAGTAGCCGCCCCATTATACACCCGTAAATGTGATATTAACAACTTTTGTTAAATCATAGAGATACGCTGCGTAATGTTCATCTGCAGTAATTACAGTTGTTTTAGTAACAATATCACGGTCAGTTTCTACCTGAACTCCACGTTTTAAAACTAATTTCAAAGCTGGGCTATTTGAAACAATTTTGAACATTAGAGCTGAATTCTCAGCTAGTTTTTTAGATCGTACAATTTGAGCGCCTAAAATATCAGCGTAAGTTCCGTTGATAAGAGCATTTGCTCCTACTTCTGAACCAATGTTTTTTGCGTTTGCATCTTTACGAATTTTTGCCGCATCTTTAGGATTGACGATAAGAACATAGGCTTGTGCATCCTCATCATTAAAGATATCCAATGCAGCTTGAACCCCGTCAACGTTTGCTTTAGTAGAAACAGTTTGAGAGGTAGTCTTAGCTGCTTTCAATAAGTCGTCATCGACTTTATTTGCAAGAGATAGCCCAAGTTGTTTATTAGATTCTCCAATTGGATCACCATAACCAGATAATGCGGCCTCATCCGTGATTTCTGTACCTTTTGCAGCTTTTTTAATTGTTACTGACTTAGTAGTAGTTCCGATTTTATCTAACGAAATTTCTCCGCCTTCTGCAACATCAGCAGCATCGCCAATATAAGTAAAAGCTGGGAATTTCAAAGTATTACCTGGTTGTCCTTGAAGTGTTGTGTCAACTTGTGCAAGGGGTGCAAACCGAAGTGCTTTATTCAATTCGTATGAAACAATTGGTGCAAGCACCTCTGGATTTACTAAGTCTGTAAGTGTTGTTTTTTGTTTTGACATTTTAATAGCCTCCTGTTAATTTTTTAAATTCATCTGGATTTGATTTTGCTAATTCAGCTTTTTCAGCATAAGTCATCGAATCAAATTTATCTTTATCGACTGATATTACATTACCCGGAACACGTTTAGGCGTTGTTCCTGTGTTTCGTGCTTTTTCCCACTGTGAGCGTTGATTATCAAGTAAATTGAGGAAAGTTTTTACATTGCTGTAAGTTTTTTCTTCATCAACATCAACTAACAATCCTAATTCAGCAGCACTTAAAGAAATTCCACTTTCTTTCAACACTTCATCAGCTTGACTGGTAATGTTTGAAATTTTGATTTGTGCTTTAAGGCTTGCGATTTCATCGTCTTTAGCTTTTTGAAGTTCGGCAGCTTTTTCTTCGTCAGATTTTTCTTTAACTGACTTTTTGCCACCTTTTTCAAGTTCTTCAATACGAGCCAGCGCTTGGTCAAGCTGTGTTTTTGTTTCATTTTTTTCAGCCTGCTCTTTACCGATTCGTTTTTGAAGCTTTTCGACAATTTTGTCATTGTCAGTTGATTGTTCTTGTTGCTCTTCTACGTTTGTTTCTGTTCCAGTTTCTGAACCAACTTCAGACGTCTCATCGGCTGCTTCTTCTGCGAACAGTTGCAAATTAAGGGGTAAAAGTTCTGTTTGTTCCATTTCTGGTTCCTCCTACTCGCATTTAAAGACTTGGGAGTCTGATTTTCTCGTGTTTTATTTAGTGTCCACAACGTTCGGAAACGGACAAGAAAAGCGCCTGTCAGTGACAAACGCTTAATTTTTATAATATTTTTCTATTTTTTTTAATACCTCAATCGGAAGACTTCCTTTATGGTATTTATCCATGTATGGATTGAATCTTAAAACTTCTTCGGGAGCTATAATTTCTTCAATAACATTTTTATCACCGTCAAAATAGTAATGATAGAATTTATTTTCTTTTTTAAAGATGAAGTTAAGGGATTCAAATTCTCCATCATAGGAATAATATAGTATTTTCAAAATATACCTCCATATTATTTGGGAGCAACTAGTACTTCAATTCCCATATTTTTTATCTGCTCAAATTCTTTAGAAAGTTTATCTAAATAGCTTTTATCTGGTACAATGATTCTCTTCACGTCATTTTTAAAAGTTAAATCTCCATGATATTGAGCTTCAATATAACGATTTGTTTTTTTATTTGAATTTAAAAATTCTGAGATACTGTTAATTTCCCCAATAGCTTTCTCTTTGATACCATTGTAAGTTGGCTTTGTACCTACTGGTGTAGCAGATGTTATCAAACCTCTTTTGTTAACTAAGCTATCGTTAACGGTATAAGTCGTGCGTTTTCGGACACTATCATCTAACTCAATAATAATGTTCCCATAACCTAAAACTGAATGCTTTGTTTTCTTTTCAAATAAATCATCAGAATCTGAAAGATACCCATATTTTGGCATTTCGCTTCTCTTAATATTTTCCGGCAAATTAAATAAAGTTTTTTCAATCCTTATTCGCCCTTTATCGAAGTCGTCCCCAAGTTCATGACTACTTTTAAGATTTCCGCTTTCTATTGCTCTTCTAAATCCAATATCTGAAATTCTCATTCTCATAGAAGCTTCATTGGTCAGCTTCGCAAAGGACTCACTTTGAGCATCATATTTTTTAGCATTAACTCGCCCAGCTTTTAACCTTGATTCTTCACGTTTCTCGTTTAAATAATCATCGTTCAGACCTTTCAATGAAACCGGAATATTTTTACCACTATTTTTCTTGTCTTGTTCCTTCAACCGATCATCCCAGAAACCTTTATCATCAACATGCGGTGCCGTGCTGCATCTACAGAACGGATGCATGTTTGGTGCATTAATACCAGGCGACATATCTTTAAGCTTGAAAATTTTACCATTCAATGCCCCACAGATAGGACCAGCTGACGGTTCAGCAATATATTCATAACTTTCAATATCAGCTTTTTTATAGCTTTCTTCTTGAATAGCTGTTTGAATTCTCGTTGTTTCCGACACAAGCAATCGTTGTGCGTTGTATGTGGCATTGAGCTTTCCCTTTTCTGTCATCAGCCTTTTAAGTTGTGGGGCTAGTGTTTTCGGATTGATTCCACCAGTTACTGAACGAATGAGAAGTTTTTCAATGTCAGCTTTCAATTCAAATTGATACTGCCAAAGTTTGTCAGAGAAACTGGCAAATCCTTCAACTTTATAACTTCCATTAAGAACTGATTCAACTAAACTGTTATAACCGTTCTTGGGAACACTTAAACCAAGAATTCCTGCTTGTCTTTCAAATTCTGTGAGAGCTGCACCAGTCAAATTCTTTGAGAAATATTTGTCCAAATCGTCAAATACAGAAATAAGCTCCAGACCAATATTTGCTTTCAGGAGTTCTAAACGATTCACTCTCATGGTCAAGTTATAAAGTTTCAACACTTGATTTGCTTGGTGCGAAAAGTCTTTTTCTTCTACGTATTTCTTAGCTTTATTGGCAAATGCTTTGACATCCATTTTATCCGCACGTTTCATGGCTTCACTGATAGAAATTCCTTGACCATTCGCAAAGTTCTGCCAGTTGACATTGATTTCTTTTTGAATAGCCTCTTGAGCTTCAAATAGCTTATCCATGATTTGTTTCATGCGTTTGGTGTCATCTTTGATTTGTTGCGCCTGCCACGCTTGCTCACGTTTTATCCAATAGTCGGGAGTTCTCATAGGTTACTCCTTTGGTGATTTGACCTTACACAGAAAGTATTTTTTGAAATTAGATTCAATATCTTTAATCAATTCCTCTGCCATATTAGATGCAAGTTGCTTATTGAAAAAAGAGATAAATCTTATTTTAATAATACTGAATCTGTAAAACAGGCGCTGCTTAACTACAGCCTCAACTTTAATCTTGGGCATTGGTTACCTCCTCATTTGTTTCAGAAACTGCTGCATCTGTTTCATTCTCACTAGGTTGCTTGTCCTTGTCAAAGATAGCTGTAGAAGCTTCTTCTTTTTTGATTTTTTCCATTTCAGCTTGGACATCTGGGATAACAGAGATGACACTTAAAGCTGTTTCTTCACTAGTAATTCCTTTTAGAATATTAGCAGTTTCAGCTTGCTCTTTAATGTCTTTAGGCTCATTACGAGTAAAGGTGTACTCAATATCTTTCCAAGCGTCTTTGTTTGAAGCATTGGTACTAAGACTAGACCATAAAGAATATCGTCTGTTTAAAGCACTTTGGAATTTACGCTGAAATGATAACGCTAAATTACTCATTGCTTGTAATTTATAAGCTAGAGCTACACCGCTAGAGTTTCCGAAGTTTTCATCTGAAATATTGGCAGCCATAGTAAATTGAAATATCGACCGTTCCAAACGATTGAGTAAGTTCTCTGTCTGAACATCGCTATCAGGCTTATCTAAGAATTTTACATCTACCTTTGCGGCATTGGTGCCTTGCCCGTTACTATTTTTATCAAAGAAGTTTATTAATCGATTATCTTTGATATTTTTAGCGTCTTCTTCGTCAACTTCTGCACCCAAGAAAACTAAATATTGATCGCTAAAATACTCAACATCATTTGCTTTTTCACTTGTTACCTTGTTATAGGAATTAATCAGTGAGTGAACTGGTTCAAAAATACTTTGTCTTTCTTCGTTGAAATTATACTCAACGATTGGTAAATCAGAATAAACGTTATAAGTACTCTCGCCAAATTTAACTTCGCCTGCTTTACCAGTTATTGAAATTGTTTCTAATAGTGTATAAACCGTCCCGCTTAAATTACCTTCTTCATCAAATCCATAATACACAGCGAATAGGGGTTTTTGCTTAATGCTGTCGTCATATACCATGAAAACATTAAGCGGGCTACAATAAATTACTTCGCTTTCTGTACTTTCGTTCTGATACATCAGCTCATAAGCTCGACCGTAAACACAAGCAATTTTTGCAAGTTCACTTTCTTCGTCTTCCATGTCGTTTAAGTTATCAAAAAGCTGCATAGCCTCAAGCACAGATTTATCATCGTGTGTTTTCTTGATTGGTATGCCGTTAAAATAGCCAACAAAAGTATCAACGATATATTTTGCGAAGTTATTAGTTAAACGATTGTCAGGTTTCCAACTATCTTTTGCTTTTTGACTGGAAATTTCCATAATTCCCTTGTACATATTCCCAAGATATTCGTAGCGCTCGACTTCTTCTTGGTGTTTTTTCATAAAATCATTAACAACTTTTTCAGTGATTTCTTCATCTCTGCTATATGTCATTAATTTTATTGGTTTCAAATTCAATCATAGTCCTCCTTATATTCTGAATGATTTTAATCCAGCTTTGAGTCTCTTACCACTCATTGTCTCAGCAATTCCCGTTGTTGCATCCGGCGCATCATCGTGTTTATTTTTACCTTCACGCTGATAAGTTGTCATTGCTTGATAGTATTCTGGAAAGCGAGTCCGCCAATCGTTAGGAAAGCGAACATGCTGTTCTATCCAATAACTATTGGAATAAATCCGAGCTTCTTTATTATTTCCTTGGAAGAAATCTTCCACAGCACAAGCAACTTTACCTTGAATCTTATCCCTGACAGAACGAGCAAAAGACCGACCGCCATTGTTGCGCTCGATTCTTGATGCATTCACTCTGTTATTAATTAATTGATTGGCCACTGCATTTTCTGTGTATTCCATCGGCTTTTGAGTGTAAATAATGTCTAGCACATCTGCAAAGCCGTCTGTGGTTTCACCCCACACAATCGAACAGAGATAGTCTTTCCCAGTGTCTGCAGTATCGCAATAGTTCCAAATCTTTTTGTACTCTGAACGAGCATTGTAGGTTTGGAACTCACTATATAATCGACCTTTGACATCAATCGGATCTTGTTGGTAGTTGGCGCTGGCAATATCAGCACCCATTGTTTTTACCTTGCGCTTATAATCTTCAAGAGTCAGAACGTCATCACAAAGCATTTCATTTGTCTGTTCATTGAAAGCTTTAAAATTAATATGCTTTACTCGATAGCCATTCTTAGGCAGTTCACGCAAAGCACGTCCAGCCAAATCTTCGCTATGCCAACGAGTCATATTGATTATGATTTTACCGCCTGATTCCAAACGTGAAAGCATAGTATTAACAAACCAGTCCCAGTGTTTTTCTAAGACAGTCGCATTGTTAGCTTCCTCAGCATTCTTGATAACATCATCAATGATAATAATATCAGCACCGAAACCTGTTGCAGTACCTGTTGGAGAGGTTGCCAGATAGTTGTTATAACCGTCTGAAAAACTCCAAAGATTTTTAGCAGCATCTCCGTCTTTAATCTTGGAATCAAAAATATCGGAGTAAACAATCTTATCCACATCCGCTTTATTTTGTTGAATAGTGTTACGAACATTTTTAGAGAAAACTGTTGATAGAATTTCGTTATATGAACCAGTCATGATTTTCTTCGTGTGGTCATTACCAAGCACCCACTCTACAAACTTACCAAGCGTGAGAGATTTCCCATGACGTGGCGGAAGATTTAAAACTAAAACATCATATTCATCATCATTTAGAAATGACTGAAATTCTTCACACATTGTCACCAGATAAGCCCTATCACGTTTATAAAAGCTTGGCATGATGAGATTACAGTAATCAAAGAAAAAGCGCTTGGACAACTCAATTTTTGCCCCTAGCACTATTTTATCCATCACGACTTGCCAACTTTCTAAGCTCTTCTGTCGATAAGTCTACAAAAGGATTGGTTTTGACTGAACCAGATAATTCAACTTTGCTTGTATAATCACCATCCATTTTATTAAGAGTGTCAATTGCCTTAATCATGTCAGCTTCTTTTTCGGCATTTTTAGCTATCTCTGATAGAGTGACCATTCGCTCTTTACGAGTCATTATAGCAGCATCTTGAGCTTCTTCTTGGAGTTCCTTATACCTTACCAAAACCTTACCAAAAAGTTCGCTTGCTTTTACATCTACAGTTGAATCTTTCCACTTTGATGATTGCTTAAATGCTTCTCTGTATGCTTTTCGTTGGCTCATGCCAGAAATTAGGCATTGAACAAATTTTTCATGTCTTGCATTTTCTAATACTGGCATTTAATCTCCTTTCCAACAATAAAAGGCTGCCCATTGTACAACCTATAATAAAATAGCCAGCGTAAACTGACCAATAAATAATTTAAATATTTTTCCATGCACCGGTATTAAGCAATGCAATCGAATAGCAAGATAGAGGCTNTTCTATTAGCGAAGTCGTTTCTATTCCTTGCTTACCCACTAAGCTGTTTATTAACATTAATAACTATCCACGCTATCACTTAGCTATAAACGTTTAATAGCAAGTCACTGGTTCGAGCAATGACTTGCTTAGAAGTATATCCAACCGAACGAATTACATTTTGTTTGCTTTCGCTGATAACTTCATGCTACAAGTATATCAGCAAAAATAAGGGTTGAGGTGCCAATTTCGTGCCTTTTTCGTGTCGTTTTTA